ATTTTGAGGGTCAATATAACAGATTTAATTGTTGGAAGTCCCTTCCCAAATATGAAGGATTTGGAAGCTGTAGCTGATGAATTTGGTGACCAATTTGGAGGAAAAAAAAATTGGTTAAAATTATATAAAGAAGCAACTCCGAAAAAATATGATTTCGCTTACATGAAATTAACCAACCCTCCGAGGATGTATCATAATTTTGAAACAGAATTAACAAAACAAGAATCTAAAGAATAAAAAAAATAATAAATTTATAAAAAAATAATTTATATTATATAAATATAAAATGGATTTATATGGAAGCGGAGTAAGTATTGGACAAGCAAATTCTTTATCAGCCCAAGTCAGAAATGCGAATGTAGGAGTTGAAAGTGTCAATTCAGATTTAGCTGAAAAATTGGATAATACTAGAAATGAAAATGATCAAACACAAATGGAAACTCAAGCGATAAACATGTATCAAGGAGGACAAGCATTAACTTCATTTGTTTCAAATCCAGATGTTCAAAAAGCGGCTGGGAAATTAACTTCCAGAGGTGTTCAAGCAGCTGGAAAATTTCTTCCAGTTTCGGGGGCAGAAAGATTTGCAAGAGGAGGAATGGAAGGGGCTGGAGCTGTGAGAGATATTAGAAGTGCGGATGATGTTAGAGAAGCGGCTCAATCACTTGGAGCTGGTGAAGATGAACTTGATGTCGCAAGATTCGCCTCTGGAGCTGGAGCTGAAAATACACTAGATTCACTTCCAATTGGAGAGAGTGGTTCGACCGCTGGAGTTCCAACAGAATCCGCCATCACTCAATCAATAGCAGATGAATCAGCAGAAGTTACAGCAGACACATCTGACGCAACTGGGGCAAGCACCGCTGGAGAAAGAGCATTGGGAGAAGCTGGAGAAGATGCGGGGAAAGGGATTGCGACCTCGGCTGATATTGTAAAAACTGGGGCAAAAGAAGCACTTGGAACATTTGCGAGGGGAGCGGCGGCTGGGATTGGTGGTGGATTAGATATTTATAAAGATGTTGAAAGAGGAAGTTTGGGAAATAATTGGCAACAAGAAGTTGGAAATGTTGGAAATATAATTGGGAGTGGATTAGAAGTAGCTGGACTTTTGACTGGATGGACTGGATTCGGAGTTGGATTGGAAGCAATAGGAGCTGGACTTTCTCTAGGTTCAACCGCACTCGAAACTTATGGAGATGTTAAAGATGGAGCAGAAACAGAAGCTAAAGATGAAAGTGACATCACAGCAGAAACTCAATCAGCAGTTTCAGCTCAATCTGTTGAAACGGCAACTGGAAGATCCAATTAAAATTTTTTTTTTGTTTTTATTTTTTTTAAGTTTTTTTTTAATTTTATTTTCAGATTTTATTTTATATTATATAAATATAAAATGAGTTCTTATTGGAGAAATGATGAAAAAATTAAGGTTTCACAAACAAAACTTTCTATTCCATCGACCAATGGTCAATCTTATGAAATGACAGCTGGAAGTGGTGGTCGCCGTGTTGATTTTGAAATTCCCCCTTCTGTAAAATTCATGGATGGAAAAAATTCTTATCTTCAGATGGATGTTAAAATTGGTTTAAATGGTCAAAGTCCAACTCGTCTTCAATTAGACCCATTCATCGGTGGTCAGAGTTTAGTTAAAAATTTAAGAATATATTCTGGAACTCGGGCTGTTCTATTAGAAGAAATTTCTGATTACAATTGCAAAGTCCAAGTTGAATATTCTTATAATCAAGATGAAAGTTTAAGAAAAATGAGAGCATTGAAAGAAGGTTCTCTTATTCCAACAATTAAGAATCGAGGAACGGAAGGAACAAGTGAATCTAATCTTATCGATTTATCAAGTAACCCATATTATAAACCCAAGCCACATCCAGTTGGAGCTAATTTTGCCGACACTGATTTCTTAACCGCAAAATTATCCCTTCCAATTCATAGTGGAATTTTCGCTGATTCTGATAAAATATTTCCCGTAATGATGACACAAGGTTTATATGTTGAGATTGATCTAGAAGATCCCGCAAGATGTATAAAACAATTGGATTCAGTTAATCGCCATCGCAGAATGAAACAGAACGCATTTTTCCATGGAAGAGATGTTGGTGGATCTTCAATTGATACTGGAGCTACAGACCGCACCGCAATTTACCTCGGAAAACAAAATAATATTGTATCAGTTGAAAATTGTCCATTTGTCAAAGGTGAAAAAATTGGAATTTGTCAAGTGGGAAATCCAAATGGACAACCCAATTTAACAAAGTCAGATGGAACACCATATAACCCAGTTATTTCAGATATTACTCTTGATGGTGGTTTTGTTAAATTAACCTTCACTGAAAATTTTAGAAATTCTTCTACTACTGGTGATGGTGTAAATATTACATCAAATAATTTTATTGTTTATTCTGCGGCTATGGATACAAAGGTCGTTCAGTTTAATGACAAATCCACACAGATTACGGCTGCGACCACTGCTTACCCTTGTAAATTAACATGTTCCAATCTAGAACTTGTCCTTCAAAAAGTTGAACTTGATCCCAGATATGAAGCGGGAATGATGTCAAAAATGAAAGATGGTGGTTCAATTGAACTCGATATTTTATCTGCAACAAATATTAAATCTTCGCTATTGTCTTCCAACAGAAACGCAACCCTCAATTTAGAAGCTGGTTTAACTAGGGTTAAATCCGCAATTGTAGTTCCCACAGATGCGAGTGTTTATAACTCGGCTCAATTGATTGGTGGTCTCGGGGCGACCTATAATGAAGAGTCACTTTCCACAGATACTCTTCTCCACTCATGTCGTTCTGGACAAGTTGGAATTATTGATAAATTAAGTTCTTATCAATTTGTTGTGGATGATAAACTTGTTCCATCTAGACCAGTTGAAGTTGGAAAAATAAATGGTGGAAAATCCATATCAGCTCAACCTCTTATGCAGACAGAACAAGCTCTCAACCAAGCTTCCATAATCCCCCGATCTTTCTGTGATTACAATAGAAATTTCGTGATTGGTCGTGCTTTTGCTCTTAATGATGGTGTAGCCAATATAAATAATAAGACACTTCAACTCCAACTTTTATATAATGAATCAACGGCGGCTGGGGTCGATGAACCGCCTCAACACAATAAGTTGTTTATGGCGTTCATGTATCACATACGCAGAATAAGTATCAAGGGAGATTCAGTTGTGGTTCAGATGTAAATGAATTTTAATTTTTTCTATCAATTTTTAAAAATTTTTTATTTTAAATTATTTTATATTTGTATAATATAAAATGAGTAAATATTTGACTTTAAATCCGAATAATGTTCCCGCTTCTGGAAAAGTTAGTTTTGCAAGGGGAAATCCAATTCTTTCAATTACAATCGGTCGTCAAGATGCTGTTCTAGATTTAAGTTCTATCCGTCTTAATGGTCATTTGAATATTTGGAGAGATGCGGCGGGAACTCTTCACCCAACCTCCACCTCCGCCCAAGCTGGAAGACTCCGAGCTTCTCACAAACTTGGAATTTATTCTGCTATTGATCAAGTAGTTTTCAGACACGCAGAAACCAAACAAGTTATTGAACATATTAGACATTATGGAAGATTCATGAGTTCATATATGCCCGTAATGGCTGGAATGCAAGATGTAGCTGGTCACCTATCTGAAAACGCCCTCATTATGCCCAATTATAAAAGTTTCCGTGATTGTGTTGTAAGAAATACAAGTCATTCGGAATTTTCTATTCCACTCCCAAGCGGTCTCACTCTGGGAGGTTCAAAACTTCCACTTTCAAAATTACCTCTAGAAATTGAAATTCATCTAGCTCCAGACACTCAATTCTTCTATTCTTCAGATGCTACTTTAACAGATATTCAGAATGCTTTTTATGAATTATCTAATATTGATGTGACTTGTGAAGTTATGGAAGGTGATTCTTCTCCCGATACTGGAATTTTAGCTTTCAATTCAATCACTTCATATTTCAACACATTAGAATCCACTAATTCTATTATCAATTATAATCTAGGTTTATCGAAGGTTCTTGGTGCTTTTGTCAATTTTGTTCCATCTTCTTTTGTGAATAATCTTGGTCAAGATGGTTATTTGACTTACATGCCTTCCAAGAAAATCACAGCTGGGGATGTTACAGCTGGAGGTGAATTAGGCCATCTCCAGACAATTTCATTCTTAAAAAATGGAGAACGCTTTCCAGAAAATTTTGAAGTTTCGTCTGTTCGGTCTTCTAATAATGTGACTCCAGTAGTAGATCCCCAAGTAATCAAGGGATTTTTATCATCTATTATCCCAGAAAAAGACCATCACAGAACCTCCGCCAGTCCAGAAAATACCAACAGAAATTTCTTGGTTTCTGCAAATGCGACTAATGGTTATAGATTCATTCCCGATACTGGTGGCGTTTATGGTGTGGGTGTTCTTTATGACATGTTAGATTCGGAAGGTGTAGATTTCACAAATTCCCAGTTTTCCATTCAGATGTCAAATGAACTCGATGATGGAAATGCTGTCTCGGCTTATCTATTTATTAAATCGAAGGTTGTGGTTGCTTGGTCTTCTACTTCTGGTGTTCAAATTATAATGTAAATATTTTATCTATTAATTTTTATTTTTTATATTTTTATTTTCAATTTTTATTTTATATAATATAAATATAAAATGAGTCAAATATCTTCTGATGCTATTCCCGATCTTGTAAAAATTGGAGCTATTCCTTCTGAATATGGACAATCTCTCACCACCGATATTATTGACGCTGCGACCATAAGTCAGAGGCGAGTTCGATTTACTTTGTCAAGGGTCGCTGGATTCTTACATTCAAAATCGAAGGTGACTTTATCTGTAGTTCCACAGACAAATTCATCTGGTTATTATCCAGTTAATATTGGTGTTTCTCAATTAATTAAATCTGCTGAACTTCTAGTTGGAAACAAGACTATATGTGCCGTTGAAGATTACGCAACCTTCCACGCATATCAGTCCCAGTTTATCACAAATGAAAATAACAAAGAAAGAGAACAATATTTAAGCCAGAGATTAATTAATCATAAATCGGTTTATGAAGTGGGTGCTTCTGCTGGAGACAATACTCCCTTCGGTGCTGCCAAATATGGATTAGATATTGGACTAAATCCAACTGCGGCTGGTGGTGGTGTTGGTGCTCAAACTTTTAAATTACATCCATTCCAGTTACATGACGGATCATCTGCCCAGACTATTTCGGAAGCCCCAGTTTATTCGGTTTATCTAGATGATTTATTTCCATTCCTTTCCACTAATCAACTTCCCGCCTTTATGATAGATGAAGAAATTCATATTGATATAACTTTCCAAGATGAGACTTCTGTTTTAGCGGCTGATGGGATTAAATCCCGCCGTCTCTGTGTTGCGAATGGAGAAGATGAAACCATAGCTTATCAGATTGACACAAATGAATGTAAATTAATTTATGATTCAATTAGTTATGATGGAGAAATTATGCAGAAATACAGAGAACAGAATAAGAAACTTGTTTTCCAATATGTTGATTACAGACTAGCCAAGCGAACGGGAGACCAGACAGCCTTCTCTGATTTAGTTTTTCAGATTGGTGGAAATGGTCGCCTAGTTTCCAAGGTTATGTTCGCCCTTCAGAATAACAATAATTACAAAGCTGAATCGTTACTGAATGGGGATGCGGCTTGTAAAGCTCCCCCTTCTGGTGACAATCTATCAGTAAATTTAAGATACAATGATCGGTTTGAATTTGCTGTTGATAGGTCAAACAAGGCTCTTTTATTCACAACCACTCAACAGAGTGAAGGTCGAGTTCCTATGATTTCGAGGGATGAATATCAGAATCAAAATATTGATGGATTAACAACAACCACTTTAGAAGGTCACGCACAGAATTCACATGAACTTGGACTCCGTGGAAATATGAATTGGGTTGCCCTCCGTCTTAACAAGGGAGAGCGTGTAAATAATAAGGGTCTTGAACTAATCTATAAGAATCCAAGTCTATCCGCCCACACATACACTCTCCGAGTTTATCTAGAATTGCTCAAGGTTGCAACAATAGAAGATGGGAAAATGAATTGTTATTTTGCTTAAAAAAAAATATAATATAAATAATATAAATGTTAAGTTATATTATGAATAAATGTTTAAAATGTTCTAAATGTTCAAAATGTAAAGAATGGGAAATAGAATATAAAAAAATGAGATTAAATTATTTAAAAGAAAAAAAAACAAAGATGGAACTAACAAAACTTCTCCAAGATATAATAAAAACTCAAAATGAAATTCTGAATTATATTCATAAAAAAGATATTTAAATTAATTTTTTAATCTATTTTTTTTCGTTT